AAAGAAAAGACATCATCTAAAGAAAAGACATCATCTAAAGAAAAGACATCATCTAAAGAAAAGACATCATCTAAAGAAAAGACATCATCTAAAGAAAAGACATCATCTAAAGAAAAGACATCATCTAAAGATCATGATGGCATTGTAATAGATGATAAGTCTGAAGAAAGTAAATTAATTCCTGAAATAAAAGATATCGGTGATAATGTGCGTATTGAAAAACATAAAGAAGGTGAAAAAACATACAATTATATACAACAATCTAATAAATTTCCATTAGATATTGGTAAATGGGGACATATACCCGAACAAATAGAAAATTTATTAAATATAGATAATAATAATTGTGATAAAACTCCATGCTTATTAAGATACGGAATTGAAAATAGTAAAAAACAATCATTTTTATCAGCAATGGCGTCAGTATATAACTACGCAGTACACATGCATGTTACTAAAACACCAAATGGTACTCCTATAACTATACCCACAGAAGAAAGATTAAAACATTTATCATTAGATACATTTAAAAAATATATTATTACTTCATTAAATTTGGATATATTCAATAAGTTACATAATGGCAATCTTGTTGATATTTTTAGTTCTACAAAAAATGTATCATTAGATAAAGTTGAATATAAATCAACCGAATTATATAAAAAATTAATAGATAAAAAAAGTAATAAAATTTTACAGTTAATCGTAAATAGTTATGAAAATTTTAAGAAATATATTATGTCAGACAAGTATATAAATTATACTTATTTATGGGATTTATTTATAACACCAAATGAAAAGTTATTTTTCAATGGAATAAATATTGTGATATTAGAAATAAATGGTATAGATGAAACTCAAAACGTAAAACTAGTTTGTCCAACATCATATTATTCAGATAAAAATTTTTATATTGATAATAATACATGTATTTTAATTAAATATGGGGATTATTATGAACCGTTATATAGACAATATGATCATAGTAGTATATCTTTTACATTTTCAACATTCAAGTATGATGATATACAATTATCTGATTTTTTTATAAAAATAAAAGAATTATATGAATCAAAAGAAAAATGTTTACCGTTTCAAATATTTGAAAATAGTGATACTTATAAAATATATACTTCCACTAAAATAATAAAAATATTGGAGACGTATAAAGTTGAAATATTATCGCAAGTAATTGATATATTTGGGAAAGTAAACGGGATAGTTATAACACTAGACAGTAATAATATACAATATATACCCTGTTTTCCAAGTAATATTAATATGAAATATGACATTATATTTACAGGCGATTTTGAATTTAATAATTATGAAAAAACTGTACAAAATTTAAATATTATAAATGATTTAACAAGTAAAGAATTAAAATGTTTACTAGCTAAGAACATAGTAGATACTATAAAAAATAAAAAATATATTGTAGGTATATTGACTGAACTAAATTTATTTGTACCTATAAATGATATAGTAGAAAATACGATTGATGAAGTACCTGAAGAAAAAAATAAACATGTATATATTGATAAAAATATGAAAATAAATATTTCAAATACAAATGAATCAACCAGTGTAAGTAATAGTTATTTAAAAAATAATATAGAATTAGAGACATTATTTTATAATAGGTTTAAGATACTAATTCGTAATAGATTAAATAATAATAAAATATTACAAGGACGAATATTTGATATAATTAAATCACCTGATATAAATTATACTATAAAACAGCAAAAAGTATATAATGAAATAGATAAATTAATAGATGATATTATTATTTTTACAGACGAGGATACGCTACTTAATTGTATTCATCGTGCAAATTTATTAGAATATAAAGAAAAAGACTGTTTTGAAAAAAATAAAAAGCAATTATTACCAAAAGAAAATTTGATTACCAAAAAAAATAATAAATTTGTATATACTTTAAAATTAATTGATGAAATGATACGAACACAGCACGGTCTATATTTTTTTGAAGTTCCTAATAAATATTTTTCATATATAAATAATTTTAATTTTGAAACACATAATAATGAAATAATTATTTCACAAAATGAATTACCGCGATTATATAGTGAAAAACAAAAAATTAATAACAATATTTATAACGAAAATATATCATATGAATTTGCGAATCCAATTATTGATAAACAAATAGAAAACAAAGTTACAATAAAGATAAATAAAACTAAAAAAAAATATGAAAAACAACGCGATATAGAAACAGCTGCTCATAAACAAACAAAAAAGAATAGACGACCTAGATGCCCAAAAGGAATGCGAAGAAATAGAAAAACAGGAATATGCGAACCTATGTAAATATACTTATTCATCGTCTGAATCTGTATCGCTATCATTTCTATCAATACTATCAATGCTACTATCATCGTCTAATAATTCTACCCCACCTCCATTGATATCAATACTAGCATCATCCTCTATCTCATCCTCCTCCTCATCCTCTTCTATCTCCCCATCCTCCTCATCGTCATCGGTACTAATATCACCAATATTCATAGCATACATATACGAACCAATACTATATCCCTCAGATTGTCTTAAAATATTGATATTTCTATGCACCTTATGATTATCATATGTATTATTTTTAATATTTATATCACAATACTTAATATGAGTAGTGTTCATTTTATTTGTGGATAACAACGTCATCACACCGTTTACATATTTCCTGTCTAGTTTAATATATGATCTTCCAAATGATGGATTAAATGTTATAAATCCATATAATTTTTTTGATAATATATCAGTTTCATATGATACTCTTGTTAAATTATAACTATATCTCGCATATAAAAAATTCTTAATAAATGGCCTAAAAATATCTATTAATTCTTTTTTTGGATATAATTTATCAATGATGAATGAGATATTTATCAACTTACATATAGAAAATATTGATTCTAATTCGTTATATAGATCGTCAATGCTTCCATTTTTATAAAAATCATATATTCCTTTATCCCTAATTTCAGTTTGATATTTTATTTCAAAAATATCATTCTCAAAATTACATTTAAAATAATTAGTAATTATAGATGGTGTAATATATGTTGAATTATATATAGCAAAATAAATATTATACATATTGTGTAATGATATTGGTACATTTGTATATGGATTTTTTACTATTTTTAGACTTGGAAAAAAATTATCGTCACATGTTGTAATATTATCTATTATAATTGAAATTAAATCTGTTAATTTAAAAACATACACCTGGTTATTCTCTATTAATTCTAATTTATATTTACTACTATAATCTGTAAGTGGATTCATATATAGATCATAATTATTATCATATCTTTTTAATTTTGAATATTTTATTTTTCTGATAAATCTATTTAAAATAAAATATGTTTTTTGAATATTATATAAAATATTATTAATTTTTATTTTTATACAATCTGTTAAAAATATAGTATTTAAATAATTATTAACACGTGCAATAGGTGTAATCATACTATTATTTATAAAGTATTTGGCAAATGAATCAATCAGCATATCGTCCCAATTTCTTGGGTTTTTTTGTAAGTCGTTTACTTTATTATTATTATTTTCTGGTTTTATTGTTTTATATCCAACTACTTTACCACGTTTCATAATTTTTTTTTCATAAGTACCTATAGAAAAACAACAAGAATCATCAAATTTAAATTGTATTTCTTTATAGTTTATGTTATATTTAATAAAATAATTAGTAGTTATATAATTATACACCATACTATATTTCATACTATATTATATTAAAAAATTCATTTAATATATTTTTTTAATATAATATCTTTAGAAGTCGGGCATGTACTCATCATCTATTATAGTTTCGCTAGTAACAAGGTGTTGTACATTATTTTCCATTTGCAGATTTTGTATACTACATATATCTTTATCAACATGTGTATCATATATATCCATCATATCGTCATCGTCTGATTCTTCATCTCCTTCTTGAACCTCTTTATTTTTAATAAAATCCATATCTAGTACAATATCAAATGCGCCAGTACCGAAATATCCTTCTTGTCCACACATAACATTTGCAGATACACCCTTCATATAATCTAGTTCTCCATGTCTTGCTGCCTTTAAGAACATTTCAGGAGTTTCTTCAAATGAAGCTTTTGCAATAGGTCCAATATTATCATTATTAATACCATGTCTAAATATAGATATCATCTTCGTATTATAGCTCATTCTATCGCATAACATATCAAGATGATGCGAATTAATATATGTACCATCAAATTCAATAACTTCAATCAATTCATCATATATACATTGACGGGCTGCTTCTATTCCTAAAATTTTATAAACTTCTGAAATATTATTTGAAGTAGTTCTCTTAACGTCAATATAATCAAGCGCTAATACATCTTGTAAATTTGTACCGACTGTATCTAATACCCATGTTTCTTCATTTACATATTTACCTTCCACTTTAATCATATTATTTTGTTCTTTACGGATAATTACTTTATCAATTTTTTTAATACCGCGAAGTACAGTATTTTGTAAAAGTGATTCTTGAAACGTTTTCAATATATATATCTCGTCTTCTTGATCAAGAGAATTTACTTTTTTACTATTTTTATCTTTCTTTACTGCATCAAGTACACGAATTCTGAAAATTAAATTGTCATCATTATAATCATTATATACACATGAAATATCTGATTGATAAATATTAGTAAGTGTAAAATGTATATCATCCATTGTAATATTTTTTTCTAACATAGTTTCAGCATTCATTTTCATACGAATAATCCATTTTGATTTAAGTTTATTATTTGGATTTGCAGTATCATCCATACACTCATCAATTATATTTTCAAATGCACTATATTGTTGTAATAAATCTCTATCCTCTTCAATAATAGAATCTGTATCTTTTGGATCAAAACATATTTGAATTTGTTCTACAACATCTTCTAATTTTGTATGTTCAATCATATACATAATAGATTGTGCTTTTTGTTTATCTGTTTGATCTTCTTCCTTAAGATATATAGTTAATGAGGGATTCTTTGGATTTTCAGACAATGATAATATTTCTTCAATACGAGGTACACCGCGAGTTACGTTAGATTTAGACGCAACACCTGCAAAATGGAAAGTATTCAATGTCATTTGCGTTGTAGGTTCACCAATAGATTGTGCTGCAATCATGCCAACCATTTCACCAGGTGCAACAATAGAACGCTTATATGAATATACAATTTGTTCTAGTAAATATTCTAAACTAAGTCTATTAAATCTTTTAATTTGCAATAAATTTTTAGGAGACAAATGATAATAATATACTGCTTTAAATAATTCATTCGGTTTTGAATAATATAATGAATCCAATTTTTTATAATAATCTTCAACCAGAGTTAACGCATCCAATGGGGTAATGTCTACACTAGACTCAATATTACATTCCATTTGATTTTGGATATTATTAATTATATTATGAAATGCAACAGGAATATGTACATCATTATTTGATTTTTTCTTAAATTTAAATACATGTTTCATAATCTCGGCTTGTTTTTGGATTAAATATTCAGAGTAATAGTTTGACTTTTTCTTATATTCCTCATCTTGTTTTTTCATTTTACCTAATGTGGGTTTTGTATAAGGATTTAGTATAGCGCCCTCTTTCTTTGTAACTGGAATATAATAATGATAATATAAATCTTCAATTGAACTATACAAGAAAGGTAGTCTTTGACTTTCAATACGAATTGTATCAATACCGTCACCACCATATGTAAACTGAACTATTTTATTTTGATGATTTCTAACAGTTCCATCATATTCCATTTTAATATCTTCCAATCCTTTAATTAATCGTCGTTGAATATAACCAGTTTGTGATGTTTTCACAGCAGTATCAATTAGACCAACACGACCTCCTTGTGCGTGAAAGAATAATTCTTCAGGAGTTAGTCCTTTAATATACGAATTTTCAACAAAGCCACGTGCTGCTGGACTATCATCATATTTATTATAATGAGGCAGTGTTCTATTTTCAAATCCATAAGGAATACGTTTACCTGAAACATTCTGCTGTCCTAAACATGAAATCATTTGTGAGATATTAATATCTGAACCCTTGGATCCAGCATTAACCATAGTTACAAAACGATTATTTTTATCAAGACTAGTTAATCCAATACTACCTGCTTTATTTAATGCCTGCGATAATATACCAGCTACTTTCGTTTCAAAGTGTTCCAAATTACTTTTACCAGAGTCATTTTCAAACACGCCTAAGTGAATTTCATGAATCAAGTTCTTAACTTCTGTTTTTTTAGTTGTAATAATATCAGCAATCTTATTTGTTGTCTCCTGATTTGAAACCAAATCGCTAATACCGACACTAAATGAACTAGATTTCAAATAATCTGTTACGATATCTTGTAAATTATCAATAAAGTCTGCAGATTTCATATTTCCAAAATCGTTACATATTCTATGCAATAATCCAATTCCTCTAGAACCGAGGGAACCTTTATCTAGCTGACCTCTCAACAGTTTACCATTTACAATCTCAATTACGTTATTTGATGTATCAAAATCGTCTTCTCCTTCTTTAAACAACTTGTTTGTATGTTTAATACTTAATGAAGGAATAATTTGAGATAAGATATCAAAACTACTAATATTTTCTTTAGTTTCAAAAATATTTGTATCTACATGTGGATAATGCATTAATAAATTCGTAGCTTATCTGTGTGTAAAATTAATATTTTCACGCGTAAACCGATGAGCACCCAACAGAGAATCTTGGAAAACACCAACAATCGTAGAATTATTTGCAGGACTTACCATTTGATAAGGCACTGCTGCCAAATTTCTCAATTCAGACTCTGATTCCAAATCTTGCGGCATATGTAAATTCATTTCATCGCCATCAAAATCTGCATTATACGGCTTAGTGTCTGCTACATTCATTCTAAATGTATCTCCTATTCGCATTACCTTCACTAAATGCGACATCATACTCATTCTATGAAGAGTTGGTTGCCTATTAAACAATATAGCATCACCATCCATCATATGACGATGAACAATGTCACCATTTTCTAATTGAATTTTTTTGCGATTAGTTGCACAACGTAATGATATACTTTGTTTATTCTTCTTTTCTAATATTTTTGCACCGGGCCATATTTCTGGACCATTTTCAATTAATTTTTGTAAAAATTTTCTATTTCTATTATTCACAACAACCGGTTTTGTAATATTTTTAGCTATTTTTATAGGAACACCCAATTCACGAATAGATAAATTTGGATCAGCTGTAATTACCGAACGCGCACTATAATCTACACGCTTACCCATAAGATTACCCCTAACTCTTCCAGTTTTACCATTAATTCTTTCTTTAATAGATTTCAAAGGACGTCCAGACCGCTGTGCAACAGGAGCTACGCCTGGAATTTTATTATCTACTAGAGTTGCAATATGATATTGTAGCAATGTTGTCCAATCGTCAATTACATTCTGTGCAACATTTTGTCTAATTCGTTCATCTAACATTTTATTTGTTTTTATAATATTAACAATAATATGAGTAAGATCATCTTCACTGCGTTGTTGCGCGTCATGTTTAACTGATGGACGAACGGCTGGAGGAGGAACGGCAAATACTTGACAAATCATCCAGTCAGGTCTAGACCAAAGAGGACTAAACCCCATAAATGTTACATCTTCGTCTGATATTCTTTTAAATATTTTTAATGCCAATTCTGGGGTTATTTTCATATGTAATTTATCACTATTACCATCAATACCTTCAATATTGTCCCATTCTGCATTAATCGTAGCAAGACCTTCCTTTTTATATTTATCAGGTTGTTTATATCCACAACCATCATCTGTATCTTGACCACATCTTTTAATTTTTCCAGAACAAAGACTATACACATAATTCCATCTTTTATCACCCGCCATACCCAGGGCTTGTTTGTATTTTTCTTTACTAATTAATAATTTACTACATTTAAAGCATACACATTTTAATAATTTCATGACTATATTTAAATATTGAATGTAATATACAGGTCTAACTAATTCTACATGTCCAAAATAACCAGGAGTTTGAATATAATCCAAACCATCTGTTGGACAAACAAGGCCTGGTTCCAACACACCCATTCGTGGATCAAATAGACCACCCACTTTTGGTTTGTTATTTTCATATGTATCTCTGCTGGTGATCTCGGCAACAGAAGAACGTCTTATTTCATCAGGTGACAAAATACTAAATTGAATACCAATAATTTTTGAGGGAGTATATGATACATTTTCTTTTTCCTGCATAGACATCTATTATATATACATGTTTATATTTATATTATTATTCAATTTTATTAATAAATATATAAATATAATTATCTTAAATTATAATAAGATGCTTGACAAATATTATAGATTATTGGGAATTAATAACAACGCAACTGATGAAGAAATAAAGAAATCTTACAAGAAACTTGCATTAAAATATCATCCTGATAAAAATCCAAACAATAATACAAGTGAAAAATTTAAAGAAATTTCAGAGGCTTATCAAATTTTAACAAATAGAAATAAACATAATACAATGTCAAATAATAATATGAATTTTAACCACCCTGAATTTGTAGATGCTGAAGAATTATTTAAACAATTTTTTAATAGATCTTCTATATTTGCATCTGCATTTAATGATAGTTTTTTTAGTGATGTTTTTGAAAATATGAATATTAATATAAATAATACGAGACAGCATAATACAAAACCTAATGTTAATATATTTAGTTATACTAAAAGTGTAAATACTAGCTTTAAAGACGGAAATAAAATAGAAACAATTACAGAAATAAATAACGGGAAAAAAACGATTACACAAATAATTACAGATAAAGATGGAAATAAAACAAGTAATAATAATGTTAATTTAAATATTACATATTAAAATAAATATTTAACATAAAATTGAATTTATAGAAATGTGACATTATAAATATATAATATAATCATGGCGAATAATAAGGAAAATTCTACCCCAACCTCTGTTAAAAAGGAGAATAAGAAGGAAGCAAATAAATATGCTTCAGACGATTCTTCTGGCGATGAAGATGAAGATGAGTATAGTTCATCAGAAGAAGACGGCGACGAGTCAATGGATAAAGAAGTTTGGACCAAATTTCTAACTAAATTGTTTCCTTCTAAGTATATTCAGAATAAAGCAAATGAATTAAAAAAATTAAAAGATAAACATAAATTAACATCAAAAGATACCAAAAAGAAGAAATTATCTAAAAATAAAGATCATAAATTTAATTTTTATGTGACTAATTTTGTTAAAACTAAGAACAAACACGACGAAGAAGATGAAGAAGATGAGGAGGAATACAGTGATGAAGATACTGATTATGATAGTGAGGAGGAGGAAGATGATGAGGAAGAGGATAGCGACGATGATGATGATAGTGACGAGGATGAGGATAGCGACGAGGATGATGATGAGGATCCCTCTAAAAATATTAAAAAATCAAAGGAAGAGGAGGAGTTATCAAAGTTGTCAATTGATGAAAAAATTTCTTCAGAACAAGAATTACTTGCAGTGCTTGAACAATCGGTTGAGAATTGCACTCATAGTAAATCTATTAAAAGATCTATTCATGAATCTAAAACAAGAATTACAGACCTTGAATTACAAAGGAAAAAAACAGTAAAAAAGATATCTAAAGAAAATACAACTAAATTTAACAAGTTGTTGCGTAACAAAAGTAATATTTCCGATAAAAAATATTTTGCAACACTTGAACCAGATACCCAGAAAGTATTGATGTCAGAATGTGAAAAGATTAATAGCGCAATGACAATTGATAAACCATATCGTATTTCACTATTAGAAAGCAGTATTCCAATCCATTTTAAATCTGCTGCAATGAAGCGCATTAACGCATTACGTTATATTGAACCAGGTGGGGGAGAATATTATAAAATGAAGAATTGGATTGATACCTTTATGAAGATTCCATTTGATACATATAAAACACTTCCAGTGTCTGCAGAAGATGGGGTTGATAAGTGTCATGATTTTATGGAACAGGCAAAAAAGACACTAGATGATGCAGTATATGGATTAAATGATGCAAAAATGCAAATTATGCAAATGATTGGACAGTTTATTACTAACCCACAAGCGGTAGGTTCAGCCATTGCAATTAAGGGTCCTATGGGTACTGGTAAAACTACACTTGTAAAAGAAGGTATTAGTAAAATTCTAAATAGAGACTTTACGTTTATTGCGCTAGGTGGTGCTACAGATAGTAGTGTATTAGAAGGACATTCATATACATATGAAGGAAGTACATGGGGTCAAATTGTTGAGATATTGATTAAAAGTAAATGTATGAATCCCGTTATTTACTTTGACGAGTTAGATAAGATTAGTGATACACCAAAAGGTGAAGAAATTACAGGTATTTTGACTCATTTGACGGATACAAGTCAAAATAGTCAATTCCATGATAAGTATTTCTCAGAAGTTGATTTTGATCTAAGCAAGTGTCTATTTATATTCAGTTATAATGATGAGTCACGTATTAATCCTATATTGCGTGATAGAATGTATCGTATTCAGACAAAGGGATATGATTCAATCCAGAAATGTACTATCTCGCAAAATTATTTGCTTCCTTCCATTCGCGAACAAGTTAAATTTAATGAAGGGGACATTATTATTAAGGATGATGTTATTAAATATATGATTGAACATTATACGAATAAAGAGGATGGTATGCGCAATTTGAAACGATGCCTAGAAATTGTTCATACCAAGCTTAATTTGTATAGACTAATGAAGCCAGATACAAATTTATTTGAGGATGAAATGTCGCTTGAAGTTAAATTTCCATTTGAAGTAACTACAGATATTGTACAAAAGCTTATTAAACAAAATAAAGAAATTAACGTATCAGCTCGCATGATGTACTGTTAAATTAATAATTAAATAAAAAATAATTAATACATTTTTTTATTTAACTATGGCGTAATTTTAGTTCTTTATCAAAATCTACTTTTGTTAATTTATATCCCCAATGCTGTAATACTTGTCTTATTTTTGGACTACTAGTTATATCATTCCATTTACCTCCTTTTTTCAATATTTGTGTTACTAGAAATTTTTTGAAACGCCCGTTTGGGCCTGTTAATTGTTTCCATCTTGTTATTTGTCGTCTATCGTCGTCACTTCTTTTCCCATTATAAAAATCACAATACCAATGAACCCATCCGTATGGATGAGATTTCATAATCCAATTTTTACTTTCCCAAAAATCAAGTGATGTGCCTACTTTCGTTCCGTATTTATTTTTTTTGATATCATAGTCTGGAGATACTAAATCTTCTGTTGGTATTCCTTTCCACCACGAATCTGGATAATTCTTGTGAACATTTCTTAATGTATTTTTAAAAAATTTTGATTTTATAGGTCTCCAATATGTTCCACCAAAACTACCCAATTTAAATATTTCTCTCGGAGTTAAGTTTGGAGAAAAATCTGGATAATCTTTGAAAACGATAGTTCCGCTTGTTTTCCGCTTTTGTGTTTTCGCTCCTCCATTTTTTCGTCCATATTTACAATGTTGTTTTTGAGAGAATCCTCTAGGGTTTTTACAATTTATACTTTTTTTATATTTTAATGACCATTTACCACCTTTTTTATTTATAGGATATAATGGAATTTTTCCTAAAAACATATCCATCATGTCCTCCTCTCGTCTTCTATTTTCATAGTTTACCCGAACGGATTGTCTTGCTCTTTTATTTTGATTAATTTCTTTACGCGTTTTTAGTTTTCGTCCTTCCTTATTTTTACGACTAGCATAATAAAAATCTTCTTCGCTTCTTGGACTCTGAGACCATTTAATTGAAACTGGATTTTCATTAAATTTAACTTTTTTTATTTTTCTAGTACTTTTTGTAGGAGGGGTAGGCATTTTACATTTACTTTTTCCTATTCCTCCACCCTTTTTAAATCGCGCTACTCGTCCTTTACGATATTTTTCAGTTCTAGCACGCTTTATTTGTTTTTTATTTAGTTCCCTAAAAGTAGTTGGTGTATTTTTAGTAATTCTAACACTTGGTCTATAAACATCATTTTTATGTTTATATCCTATCTCTCCACGTTGGTTTGTCCATCTTTCATCAAACCATCGTGAAATACCTTTCTTTCTAGTTTTTTTACCTTTATACGGAGTTTTATTTCTTCCATATTTTTTAGAGAATTTTGTTTTATATTCTTGTACTACTATACCACTTCTATAAGCACTATGTTTTGGAATTCTCTTATAAACATTATCTTTAACTTTATTATATAATTTTAAATCAACTGGATTAGGCATATTAATATAAGTAATTATTTTTTATTTATTTTTTATTAAATGATGAAATAATCCAAATCCAGCAGCAACACTTGTACATGTATATAATATACTATTCATTGAGATACCGTATAACTTATCTATTTTTCCTTTTAATATATTTTTAGATATATTATACCATACAACTGCTGGTATATATGCGTATAATACACACGTAGTATTGCATGGGTAATTATTGTATAAAATATCAAACATTGGATATTGGTGAAATAATAAATCTCCGCCGATAAGTAACGGATATGGTAAATAATATTTTTTATCTCCCAACGATATTTTCATTTTCCTAGGATAAATGTAAACCAAATAACCACCAATTAATCCTGTTGTAAATATAGATGCTTTTAAAGACGAGTTCAAATTATATAAATTCATCTTAAATCCACTATACCATATAAAGTTCCACGTTGTCCAAAATTGTATCATTTCTAATACATATTATGTAGGTTTTTTTTTAATAATTATTTATATATATATAAATAAATGTTATCAATATTTTATAAAAGTAATTTAAATTTTATACCCCCTATATTTTATTACTATTATATTAGGTACTATATTATTTGTATTTGGTCAATACTTTTTACGCATAGCACTCAATAAAAAAGATACATTTTTACAAACATGGATTATTTTTACTATTATTATGGGACTTACTGGATTAATAACTATATTTTTAATTAACTATAATCCTTATATTAAATCTAAAAACATGTTAAAATTTGAAAATAAAGAAATGATATTATATGCAACATTTGCTGGTTTAGTATTTGCACTTGGTAATTTTTTCTGGATTTATACTATTTCAACAAAAGAATCGTTAGGTGGTATAAGGGTAATAATGGCAGGGGTTGAAACATTCTTATTATTTTTACTAGGATACTTATTATTTTCTGAAAAATTTACATTTACTAAATTAATAGGAATTTTGTTAATTTTAACGGGAATTTATATAGTGATCTAATACTTAAACATACATTTAAATAAATTAATAAAAATTACTAATTTATTTAATTATTTTTTCTTCTACTTTTTTTTGTTTTTTTACCTTTTCTTCTTCTAGTTTGTTTACCACCGGTTTGATTATCTGAATTGTTTCCACCACCTACAACCATTCCCATTCCAACAACTGCAATTAATCCTAAAATTACATATAATTCCATTTACTATATACAAATATTATTTTAAATTATACTTTGAGCTGTATTATTACCACCTCGTGTAGCTAACGCTAATTTTTGTTTAGGACCAAATGTTGCACATCCAGTTGAACTACTGTAAGTATTTGGACAAGATTCTGGTGTGAATTTTGTATTTTCAAAAAAATCCATAGAAGAACTGCCTGTATTTAAATCTGATGTTTCAGAAGGCATTATTACAGATGAATCTTTTTTAGAATACATCACGCGTTTTTTACCATTCTCTAACTTATCTGTCAAAATATTTAACATATCACCTCCTATTTCAAATCCTTCATCCAGCGATATACGAGAACATGAACATAATAAATGACCACCCATTATCATACCTATTATTATTGCAATTATTACTATTTCAACACGAAATTTTATCCCGAATAGTTTATATTCCATAGTATATATTATTATTATATAAAATTTGTCAATGATAATTTTTAATATAAATATCTATCATTTCAGAATAATGAACTAATTTTAAATTTTCAATATAAAAATATCCAGTGGAAGTTACTAAATGATATAAATATCTATCTTCTAAATCAATATATGTGCTTAATTTTTTTTCTTTAATTAATTTTTTCTCGTGGTGACATATATATAAATTATTATTATGTATTGCATTATTATTTAATATATAAAAATCGGTATTGTTAATATTCTTTATATCTATACATACACTTCCTAATACTGTAACATTATCATATAGTATATCACCGGGTATTATATTTTTAATCATTTTTTCACTACCATTATATAATTTAATTTTACTAGTACCTAGTAATCCACCATCTACTTTTTTATTTATATCTTTTACATTTTTTATAAATTCTGGTTTTACATCGTCAAAATCTAAATATATTTCATTATCAATTTCTATTTTTTTAGAATCAGTAACTAAACAATACGTATATTTACTATCATATTTTTCCTTAATAGCCTCTTTGTAATCACAAATTTTTATAGATTTATTATTTTTTAATATATAATGACTACCAGACACTACAGTATTATTTACTTTGTAAAATTTTTCATATTTTGATAAACATTTTAATACACTAATAACTCTATTATTATTTTTTAATATATCACCTGGTTTAATATATTTAATATTTTTAAATGTCCCATTCTCCATTTCTATCTTTGTTTTATGACTAAAACATGTAGGCGCGCCAGGCATACCACTCAACGATAGATCAAATGCCTCTGCCATAACGCCAGCAACTATGCCCAGAGGAATAGAAATCGCTAAGAAAATAACTAAACCAGCTGCTGCAATGCCCCATGTAAACGGTACTATCCATAAAACTATAACTATTGCTACCATAATAAGTAATATAATAACAATTAATTCGTAAAAAGCACCTATTGATGACTTCATTGTATAATAAATACTAACAGATAAGTATAACACTGCGGTCATTATACCTTGTATTTTTGAAAACAAATCTTTCATAGAAATCATAAGTTCTTGAATACCTACAAACATATTCAATAATTTCCCCATTATTTCTTGAAACACATTTTGGGCTTGAGCGCGCAAATAATTCACAAATTGTCTTACTCCATTAATCATATTTTCAATCATTTTAAAAAAATCTTTTATTGAATCTATAATAATATTTATAGGCGTCGTTGCATCATTTGCCATATCTGTAAATATTACATTTATACATTCGTTAAAATTATTCACTGTAAAATCTGTAGCACTTGTACCATCTGTTGGAGGATTAATAATACCAGCAAACGGCATAACGCCTGGTTTACATTTTTGATTATTCCAATCAGCAACTATTGATTTTGCATTTATTTTTACATAATTATATGATATACCTAAAAATATTATTATAAATATAATAATAGCAGAAGTAATATCATTACTATATTTTTGAAAATAGGATAAATTATATTTTTTATATATCAGTTTATAGAAATTATTTGGAATCCTTTGATATTTCATTTTTTTTGTTTCTTCCTCTTTACTGTCATCCATAAATTATATATATATTATATATACAATTAACTAATATGAATAATCGTTATTAGTTGATTGTTAGTTGTTTATTTAATATAGAAAGTATTGTAAAACAATAAATCATATCTTTCTAAATTGCCAATAATATAATAAAGTTTCTATATCTCCACATATTGGACATTTACAATAGCTTATATCTCCTCTATATTTTTCTTCACATTTATTATGCAATACACATTTACATCTACCACATATAGTTATTTGATTATCTTTGCATGGCTGAGAACATATTGAACATACGTGTTGTATATTTTTTTGATTATATTTGCATGGCTGAGAACAAGTTGAACATAAGTGTTGTATATTTTTTTTTGAAATATAATTACCCATTATTATATTTCAAATTTATAATTACCCATTATTATATTTCAAATGTATAAAAAAATGATTCTTTAATTTTATATTATTTCTTTTGATTTATGAGTTATTATACTTGGTAATGTGCCTTCGTCTTCCCAATCACCAAATTTATAATTTCCTATTTGAATAATATGATCATTTGTTATAAAACATATTAATGTATCATTATTCATTTCACTACATAATTTTGAATCGGGATGATCTTTGACATATACAAATTTATTTTGTTCTAATTCAACTAAATGACCATCTGTTGCATATATTGCATTATTATTTACACCATTTTCAAATTTATACATTTGAGACAAATAATCATCGCCTTTTTTATTTTTAATAATCATAGTTGCAAATACTTCACTTCCATTTTCTAATATATCTCCTATTTTTACATCACACATACTTAATATTTTACCATCTTTAAGTTTTATTGATGTATCAGGGTGAAAACATAAAGCATTTAATAATTGACCAGGTGGCCCATTCCATACACTTTGCATTGTTTTAATTGATGTATCCATTAAATATAACGAAGTTACTAAGACACCAATTAATTTACCTACTAAATCTTTTATACTAATCATTAATTTTTGTATTTCCAATATTACATTTAAAAATATAGCAAATAGTTCTTCTAATATAGATGATAAAAATCCTCTTACTTTATCTAATATTCCTCTAATATCTTGTATAGCTTGTGTAAACGATGATGCACTATCTCCTAACATTGATATAACATATTCTATGGGTTGTAAAAATATTTTCATAAAATCAGATTGCATGCTACTAACACATCCAGTAAAATTAGAACTAGGATCAACCCCAAATACACCAGCAAAGGGCATAACTAGTGGACTACATTTATAATCATTCCAATTATCTTTTATATTTTTATAATTTATAACAAATATATTTATAGCGAACATTCCGACAAATATTAAAATTATATATATTGACATTATCCAACTAGATATTTTCATCAGTTTCCTATTTTATAAAACGATTATATTTTTCTTATTGTTCGTGATAATTATATTTTAATTTTAAACGGAATAACAAATTTCTTAATATACGGATAATAACATCACCGTATTTTTTTAACGGGCTTTTGTCTCATTTTTCTTTTCGGTCGGCGTAAAGACCCTATTAATAAAAATAATCCATGAAATGTGTTCATTTTCATTAAAAGATAAATTAATATCATACACACTAATGCGTTAACAAATGTGTTATATGGAAATACAAACGATGTATCAACGTTTTCAATATTACTAAATGCATCTACTTTTGTTACAGTGCTATCATTGTCTGTTGCTAAACTATCATTTTTTGCATTTTCAGCGCCCTGTTGTAGCTGTTGCTTCATAAGTGTTGTTGTATCACTTGTTTGATCATTTGACGATGAATAATTTGATGTATTTTTATTTTCAGGTGCAGGAACCATTCCAGAATCTAATAAATTTCTTTTTTGATATTCTTCATAATTAAACAATGTCATACCTGGCTGCCATGCTCCTGAATTATTTGTAATAGTGTTTACCGTTGATGGTACTGGACCAGATATTACTTTAGGCTTAACGGCATCTTTCCAAGCTGAATCATCTGTACTTGACATTAATATATAAAAATATTAAAAAAAATAATATTATTATATGTATATTTATGGTAAATTTAACTCCTTTAACTGATTCAAATATTAGAACAGTATTACAAGAATGGGAAGAAGATATTAATAAATTATCAACACATAATCTTAGTAGAAATGATGCAGGATTACCTAGACCTCAGTTTAGTAGATCAGGACATGAACCATATTATGGATATCCAGATGTATGGGATGTATCACAAGTTACTGATATGAGTAGATTATTTGAAGGTAAAAATTTACAAAAATTATTTATTCGTCCTAGAGTTGAATTCATAAGATATCGTACCAGAGATAATATGCAAAAAAAATACGGTACCAATTGGACGAAGTGGATGACGTATGAAGAATATGATCCCACACATTTTAATGATGGACCTGTAGCCAATGTTAGTAAATGGATAGATAGAAAAGGCGATGAGACAGAGTACCAAATGAGACATTATCGTATGCCACGTGTATTTTTTTTACATATGTGGGATATGAGTAATGTTAGAAATACTACTCGTATGTTTAAAGATGCTATTTTTAATATGAATGTATTTAACTGGAATTTTGATAATTTAGAATGTGGTGAAGAAATGTTTTTAAATACTAAATTTTTTAGTACACCTATTAAATTTCATGCTTACGGTAATTTATCAAATTTATATAAAGAAAATTTAATTAACTGGATAGAAAATGCA